AGTGGCATTGGCTTATCCTCGTTTATTGAGTTGGTTTAATATCTGCGCGAGTTCGCGCTGAACGTTTATGGTGGTGTCACCTAAAAATGGGCGAGCATCAACAGGGATATCCCAGCTTTTACGCTGTTTTTCGTCACGTAATATGCTTAGCATCAAGGTTGCTTTACCGTGATTTAAACTCGCTTGAATCTCTTTCACACTGGCGCGGCGGTAACCTTTGCCCTTGCTCTTTGGTACTTTGAACCCTTCAGCTGACAGCGCTTTAGCTTGGCCGCGAGTACACGGTGCTTTGTAATCTGGCTTTCCGTGAATTCGTGCCATTCGGCTTGCTGTCATTCGCTCGGTGCCACCTTCTTGGTGCATGGCAGCAATTCGCCCAGTTAAACCTGCTTTGTGCTTTAGCTCTAAGCGGTTGCTACTTTTCACATACGGTTCAAGTGTTCGGCCCATTCGTTTAAGTAACTTGCCTTTTTTACCGCTTTTGCTCGGCGTAAACTTCTCACCATCTACCGTGGTTTGAGTGCGAATACGCTTACGAGCAAGCGCTCGTTCGTGACGACCGAGTGTTTTTAAAACACGCACTCGTTTACCCGCTGGTAAGGCTAAAAGCTGTAGTTGGTGCTTAGCGCTGAGTGCTTGACGTTTGTTTGGGGTGATCACAATGCTCATGCGCGCCCCACTACATCAACATCGACATTTTCAGCCACGTTAATTGGTGCAAGCGATACATAGTAACGACCACCATTAAACAGCACAGGCCCGTTGTCATCAGGGATAAGCTCAATGTCATCCATCAGTTCTAATTCAATCAGTACCGTGGCGTTGTCATCACTAATTAAATCAATGTCTATTTCGGGATCATCTAAACCAAATTCGTCTCGCTGCCACTCGCTATCAATTAAAAACGCGCATACCATGGCAAACAGGTTGTAGGGGTTAACCTTTTTATGTGGGAATTTTTCAATTGCAATAATCGCTGTGTGTTTCCACCTAGCCACTAAGTAACCGTCTTGGCCTTGATCTGAATTGCAAATGATTAACTTGCCGCGCTCTTGCCAAGCATCAATATTGTTCTTACGAATAGCACCATTTAAGCTGGCAACTAAAAATTCGCATACTTGCTGTAACTGGCTAATAGTTTGGCTCATAGCGAATGCACTCCCGCACGGCCAAGACCAAGCAATAAGCGAATACTGCGGTTTGATTGCGCTAGTATTTGATTTTGCTGTTCAACGTCTTCAGCTTTGTTATTACCCGTCTCTTTTTGATCAACTGCCGAAAAGTACCCCATAAGGTCACTGTGTGAACGGGCATACACGGCGCCACGGTAAACACTTTCTTGGCTTTGGCTAAACTGCGGCACACCATCAGTCAGGGTGAAAGAAACATCCGTGTTACCTTTCGCAATATAATTATTAATTTGCTGCTGAACCTCTAACACACTGCGGTTGAGCGAATCAGCAATTACCGTTTCTTCATAATATTCAGGTATGCGGCGATGATTACGGAACTCTCCTGTGCTAAGCACAGGCCAGCCGCTATCAGCATCAATTTCAATGCTGTCATCTGCTGTATGTTCAAATCCGAATGTCATGCCATTTACCTTTGCATAGGGTCAGTGCAGTTAGCGTCACAGTGATTATTTAAAAGTCGCCTTTTAAAACACTCAGCTAATGCACTGGAGGGTTTGGAGACGGTTTGCTTACTGTGCGTTAAGCTCAGCAAGTGCTCTAATTCTCATCGCTATTTTGTTTCTTACGGTTTTAACTTGTGCGTGCTTATGCAGTTCCTGCGCTTTAGCTAAATAGCCATCGGCTTGCTGTAAGCGCTGCAAGTCGCCAACATGTGACGGCGTAACTTCGCCATTTTTCGTGCGCAATAACGCAAGGCCCGCAAATTTGTAATATTTAGCTGTAACTTGCTCTGGTAATTTCCAATGATCCGCAACAAGCTTGAACACTTGGCCGAAGTAAGGCTCAATGCTGTGGCCTTTTTCTGCTTGCGTTTGCGCCCAATCAAAAACAGTGTCGGCAATAAAACCAGGCCACTGGCGGCGAATGCTTTTAACCATGGGCTGGTTAAGCTCAATGGCGCGTAGTCCAAGCTCAATGCCGCGACTGAGGTTGCCAACATCAAACAGCCATACAGTGCAATACGAGAAAATCGGGTTGTCTTCATTTTGTTTGCCTTCTTTCGTTAAGTAGTCTTCAACAATCGGTAACCACTTAGGCAGTAATACATCGCGCTTATGGGCTATCTTGTCAGCTCGGCGCACAAAGCCTTTTAGTCGTTTTAAGTCTTCGTCTAATTCAATTAGCTGTAGGTGTAGGCTAGGTGCATATTCACCACTGCCCGACACGCTTACTTTTTCGAGTTGCTTTTTTGCTGCGTTTTGCTCTTTGAATTGGAGGATTTTTGCTCCTCCGACGGCTTTTTTAACTCGTCAACCGTTTCCTTTAAATCGCTGTTCGCTTGGTTAATATCATCGGCGCTGTAAGCTAGGTCGCTTGCTGCATCGCTGGCTTTATCGGCGGCACTTTCAATGTTGCTGGCCGCACTGCTTGCTTGCTCGGCGCTATCAGCTAATGACTCTGCAGCATCGTCAGTATTGGCTATGCTTGTGTTAAGCTCATCGGTTGTAGTTTCAACGTGCTTTACTTCAACGCTTTCAACATTGTTTTCATCATCAAGCGTTACTTCTGCAAACACGGTTTGTTCTTCACCGTTGGCAGGATCAAAGCCCTTGTCAAAAAATGTGATGTTCTGATCAACATATTCTTGAGCGGTTTCAATCGCTTTTGACTCGTCACAACCCAATAACTTCGCTAGCAATTTAAGTGCAGTGTTATCTTGAGCAATGGTAATTTGCGAATTACCCGTTGTAGCTTTGTTTTCGCCTTTAGCTTTTGCAGCAAGGCGGCGTTTTTTAAAATCAGCAATGGCACTCATGGCATTTACCTACTTTTAATTGGTATGCGTTGCTAGGCGGTTAATGGCCTAGCAACAGGTTTTAATTAACGATTAAGCTGCTGGGGCAGGGCCAATGTTCATGGCTGCTTCGTCAACGGCGGCGTACACTTCAAACTCTTCAATTGCGTAGCCTTCGTTACGCCAGTAAGAATTTTCAAACTGCTTGCGGTCTTCTTCGTCTTTGGCTTTGCGGTGTGCAGTGCCTTTTTGCGTATAGATATGCAAGTTGCTTAAAATCGTTACTGCAATGCGTTTACCCGGGAAGAATGGCGGCGTATAAGCGCGCATACCACCAATGTTTTTATCCATCTGCTGTGCAGCTACTTTTTCGCTTGGCTTATCTGCCTGGTTCATCATTTTGGTTTGTGCCGTGGCTGTTAGGTCTGAACCAACTAGCACGACTAAACGCGGGTCATTGCGTAATGATGGGTGAATAAACGTATTTTTAAGCTCAGTAACAATGGCATCTAGCGTTTTGTACTCGCCATCTTTTAGCTCAGCGATAGCATCAGGATTAAAGTAAATAGGGTCTGTCATGATTTGATCAGGCGCTTTTTCTTTAACGATTTGATGCCAGCCTTTGTTAACGTCTTCACCATTAGGGTTTGCAACTGGGTCTGTTGTCGCTTCTGCTGACACACCATTAAAGCCAACGCGCAGCATATCGAGTGCAAAACGTAGCGTGGCATTTTGGTTAATGAGCTTCATAAACTCATTTAAGTTACCGGCATTGGCCCAAGTAGATAACAGCGCCCATGTTGTTGCCGAACATGAATCGGTTTCAACCAATTCATAGGTATGACCATCAACGCCTTGCTCTGATGTAAAACGGCCACCCGCTTTACGACCTGTCGCAATACCGTAGTTACCTACTTTTACAACTTGGCCTTTAATTTGGTCCACCTGCATGGTGGTGATCATGCGTAAGAACTCGACCGACTCTAAAAGCGCGGCACGAAGCTTTGTTTCCATTGGGTCAGAAATAGCAAACTTATGTGATGCGTCTTCTACACCAAATGATTTTGCTACTTGCACCGAGTATTTTTGTAAGAACCCAGCGGCTGTTTGATTTAAGTGCATGCTTTATCTCGCTCTGTTATGCATTAATAAAAAGAAGAACTGGGTTAAACCAGGTCTACGGTTTCGCCGCCTATTGGGTTAGGTTCTTGGTCTTCTTGCTCTTGGCTAAGCGCGTTAAATTTGTTTTCTAGGCCCGATACCTTTTGACTAACGCCATCCATCTTTTCTAAAAGCTGACTGAATTGCTCAGAGGTGACACCTGCTGCGCCTTTATCACCTTCACTCTCTGCGGCTGGCGGGGTTTCTTCGGCCTTTGGTGGCTGTTCTTCGCCTGTTGGCTGTTTGCTGAATTTAGTTTCAAGGTCGGTCACCTTGCTTTCTAATCCTTCAAACTTGCCCATTACGGCATCAAACTGTTCTTTGTTCATAGGTTCGTCCTC